GCAACGAGACCAGATGCTAACGCATATCTTATTGGAGCACGGTGTAAATCTCCCAGACATGAAGAAAGGTACACTAGAGCGCCGTTTGAACGATGAGAATCTACCTATGGCAGTGCGCCAGCTTATCGCTATCAGGTTGGAAGCCAGCACCACCAGTACAAGTAAATATAAAAAGCTGGTGAATGGCGTAAACGATGACGACAGGCTGAGAGGTACACTACAGTTTAGTGGTGCTGTGCGTACTGCGCGTTGGGCTGGTAGAACTTTCCAACCGCAGAACTTACCTCGTCCTACGCACGACCAAGAAGAAATTGAATTTGCAATCGAAGCATTGATGGATGACTGCCTGAACTTGTTATCTGACGAGACCATGAAGCTAACTTCTTCGGCATTGCGTAGCGCAATCATTACCGAGGAGGGTAACAAACTGGTAGTGTCTGACTTGTCCAACATCGAGGGTCGTGTGGCTGCTTGGTTGGCTGGTGAAGCATGGAAGGTAAAAGCTTTCAGCGATTACGATGATGGCACAGGACATGACCTATACGCTTTAGCTTACGCTAGGTCTTTCGATATAACTCCAGAAGAAGTTATGGAGAACAAGAAAACTGGTGACGGTTCTATGCGACAAGTAGGTAAAGTTATGGAGCTGGCGCTTGGTTACGGCGGAGGTGTTGGAGCTTTCGTGAGTATGGCTGTGCAATACAACATGGATTTGAAAGAGCTTGCTAAAAAAGCATTGCCAAACATTCCATTCCCAACTCTTAAAAAATCAGAAGCATGGCACGGTACATCTGTAAAAAACAAACAGACCTTTGGACTATCTAAAGATGTGTTCCTTGCATGTGATTCTCTGAAAAGATTATGGCGCGAATCTCAAAGTGAGATTGCTACTTATTGGTATGAGCTGGAAGACTGCTTTAGAGATGCTGTAGAAAATGAAGGCATCCGTTTCCAAGCTAGAAAAATTTACATCGCCAGACAAGGTGCTTGGACTAAAGTGCGTCTGCCTTCTGGGAGATTACTATGCTACCCGAACTGTCACATTGATGAGAACGGTAAGCTAACTTACATGGGTGTGAACGGATACACACGTAGGTGGGAACGTATCTCAACTTACGGTGGGAAAATCTTCGAGAACATTTGTCAGGCAGCAGCCCGCGATGTGCTGGCCGCTAACATGCAGGCCGCAGAAGATGCAGGATACCCAATAGTTTTAACAGTGCATGATGAGTTGATTACTGAGACACCAGACTTGCCAGAGTACACTGTTGAGGAGCTGTCTAACTTGATGGCTACAGTACCTAAGTGGGCTGAGGGATTACCCCTAGCTGCGGATGGTTTCGAAGCATATAGATATAAAAAATAGAAAGGATGAAACTGTGAGTACAGAAAAAATAAAAGATGCGCTGTTCTGGTTTAACAGACCACTGTTTAAATCTCTTACAACAGGTAAGTCTCTTGGGCATTTCATAAAGCCAGAGAAACACTGCAAAACCGCTATGCAATGTATGGAAACTGTAGAAAAAATATATGAGTGGTGCGAAGGTAACATATCTAGTAAATCACAGTGTATGGGTTTTTGTGTAGAAGTTAGAGACTTAATAGACAGAGAGGTACACGGTTTTTCAAAAGAACCCCAAAACGTAGAGGAGAAAAAACTATGAAAATAAAACAAGCAATGAAACGTGCATGGTCTAAAAAATCTGCACCAATAGTTCCACAGAAATTCACTGCCGAAGTGCAGTTGGATGGCGCTAGGGGCATGGCGGTACAAGACTTAGCTAACCGCCACGAGATAGAGGGCTACAAAGTAACCCGCGAATTCTTTAAAAGGGATGCGCCTAACCCTCATATATCTGAACCTGTGCAGTTTATCCGCATCATTATTGAAAGCGTTCAAGACGAAATGGAATGCTTTGGGTAGTGCAGAGGCAGCAATTGAAGGGCACTTCGTTAGGCGTGCTGTTGATGTTGGTATGGCTGTGCGCAAAGTGAAATGGGTGAACCGCAGAGGTGCTCCCGACCGCTTTGTAGCTTACAAAGGTAAGACTGCTTTTATAGAATTCAAATCTGAGATAGGTGTTCTATCTAAATTGCAGAAGCATGAGATAAAAGAGCTCAGGTCGCATCAGGTTTTGGTACTTGTAATTGACAGTAAGGAAGGCGCGGACAAAGTTATCGATTGGCTGCTTGGTAAAAATAATAAAATAGAAATGTACACATGAGCAAAAAACTTCACAATTTCCAACACACCATAGCTGAATACGTTATGGATGTTAAACGCTGTGGGGTATTCGTACCTATGGGTATGGGTAAAACGGTATCTGCACTTACCGCAGTGAGCACCTTAAAAACTCTGGGTGAATTCAAAGGTAAGGTTCTAATAATTGCACCATTGCGCGTGGCTAGAACAACTTGGCCTGACGAGATAAACGAATGGGCTCACCTTCGGCACTTAACCATCTCCACTATTCTCGGAGATGTGCGAGAGCGCAGAGCTGCATTGCGTAAGGACGTGGATATCTACACAATTAACTATGACAACTTAGTCTGGTTAGAAAAAGAATTAGATGGCGAGTGGCCTTTCACATGGGTTATAGCTGACGAGAGCACCAAGCTAAAAGGTTTCCGCACTAGGCAGGGTACAAAGAGAGCCAAAGTTATAGGAAAGGTAGCACACTCAGCTATAGAGCGCATCACGATGCTTACAGGTACACCAGCACCGAACGGGGTTAAAGACTTATGGGCTTGCGGGTGGTTCATTGATAGAGGTGCAAGGTTGGGCGCATCCTTCAAAGCATTTTCTGACCGCTGGTTTCGCAGAGATTTCACAGGCTTTAGCATAGAGCCGATGCCGCATGCGCAAAAAGAGATTGAAGACTTGCTCAGCGATGTATGCTTCTCACTGGATGTGAAAGATTACTTCGACATCAAAGACCCAATACGTTCCATTCGTAGAGTTAAACTGCCTGAGAAGGTTCGCAAGCAATACCGCCAGTTGGAACGTGAAATGTTTACTGAGCTAACTGATATGTTCACCAACAAGAAGCACCAGATAATGGCGACGAGTGCTGCGGCCAAGACAATGAAATGTTTGCAGTTAGCAAACGGGGCTGCGTATGTTGGAGAGAAAAACCACAGTTGGAATGAGGTGCACGATATGAAACTTCAAGAGCTGGAAAGTATTATCGAAGAAGCAAACGGCATGCCTGTGATGGTGGCCTATCATTTCAAATCTGATCTAGCTCGTTTAAAGAAATACTTTCCGAAGGGGAAAGAATTGGACAAAGACCCGCAGACCATCAGAGATTGGAACGCTGGAAAAATCCCAGTGATGTTTGCCCACCCAGCTTCGGCAGGGCATGGTCTAAGTTTACAACATGGGGGAAATATTATAGCATTCTTCTCAGTCAATTGGAACTTAGAAGAACACCAGCAAATTATCGAACGTATTGGTGCAACCCGCCAGATGCAGTCTGGATACGACAGACCTGTATTTATATATTACATACTGGCTGAGGGTACTATCGACAACATCATACTACAAAGACTAGAAGGCAAAGGTGAGATTCAAAACTTACTGATGCAAGCTTTAAAACATAGGGAGGATTGAAGATGATAACAAAAGAAAATGTGTTAAAATACGCAAAGAAATTAGAAGGTATTACGTACAACAGAGAACTAACTGATGAAGATAAGCGGAAGCTAGTTATCTATTTAAATGATAAGTGGGCAAGCGAAGCAATTAGTAAAATAAATCTAAGCATAGAAAGCAAACCAATGGGTGATATACAAGAAACACTACTCGAACGTGAGAGCACACATGGAAATTACCCTGTGCAAGCTGAATTTTCTCAAGATTTTAAAGAGCAACTTCGTGCTCACAGAAATTGGGAAAGTCTTTCACATGCCCAGCGTGAATCACTAGAATTAATTTGCATGAAAATTAGCCGCATCATGCACGGAAACCCTAAAGAACCAGACCATTGGCAAGACATTGCAGGGTATGCAACGCTTGTGGTTAACGATTTAGAGATGAACAAAGATAGAGTAGAAAGAAGGGTTAAAAATCTACCCATTCAAGCAGAGCGTCGTGCCTAGCTGCACAAATATTATATTTATGGGTGGTGTCTATTGCAAATTGTAATAGCTCACCCATATTTATTTCCCCATCTACTTTCTCAAGCGGAGGACATTCTTGCGCAGCGTTAGTCGGAGGTAGCGCGTGTAATGGCGGAGTTGAGAAGTTGCACCCCGCTATCAGGAACACGACACTCAGAATATACAGGTTCTTTTGTAAGCTCATATCGCAGCCTCTCATTCATTTTGTTAATTTGTTTGCGTGATTGTTCAAGCTTCCCCTCTAAAGTTATAGAGATTGCGTTAGCTTTATCGACAGCATCACGATACGTTTCTATTTGTAGTCTATAGTTTGCTTCACGCTCAGCCATAACACCTTGGCGTTTTACATATATGTAAACTCCGCTCGTACCAACGAGCGCCATAATGCCGATAAGGAAGTAAGGTAGAAAGGGGCGGATTAAAGCAAACATATTTCCATCTCTTTCTGACGGCGTATCTCTAGCCCGCGAAGGCGCACGCCTTTAGCGTAAACCCATCTCGGTAATTCATGGCACGCTCCATCGTAATCTCCAGAGTTTAACTTACGTAGTAAAGTACTTCTTGCAAAATTAGTTTCACCAACATTATACACGAAGCTGATTAGTGCTGCGTGTTGTGTAGGTTTTAAAGGAACGGTTACATGTTTGTCAACTGCATCCGAGAATTCGTTCAGCGCATTTTTTAATTTGTCATCGCATTCTTCGTGAGTGGAAACATCGCCGAGGGATACTCCAGAGGTTATACCTTCACAGATAGTTGGGATACCAACAGGGTCAAGATACGCAACCAAGCTGCGGCCTTCAAAGTACCCAACAACTGTGGTGGATATTGCTAGCGCAATTGATAAACTTAAACCTGTTTTATTTACCTTCATCATCTAGTTCCACTTTTATTTTTGAACCATGTCGCCAGCATTTATACAGTTGCCAGTACTTAGGTATAAGCAAACCTACTTGCAGTGCGATGAAAGCAAGAGTTGCGATGGCAACCCACTCGTTTAAAGTCAAGTAGCTGGCCACTGCGCCCCCACCCACTGCTGTGGTTTTAGCCACTGCTACCGTTGGGTCGACGTGGAAAGTAACTGTATCTTTTGTTACGCTTGGTATGTTCATGTGTAGTCCCATAGTTTTTCAATCTTTTATTTTTATGTTTAGAATTTCAGGTAATTCTACCATGCTTATCCTTTAGCCTGTAAAATCCAGTCAATCGTAGATGAAGCACCTTCTGCTGTACTAACTTTAAGCCTCACATATCTAGTACCAACAGTGACAGAGCCTACAATACCGATACCAGTTATACTTGCATCAGTTACGTTATGCCAATTTGTACCATCTAATGAACATTGCAAAGTTACAACATGAGTTGCATGTGCTCCCGCATCAGAATAAATACCAAATGAAACTATAGTGCGACCATCTATATCAATAGTTGGTGTTACTCCTATTTCGTTTGCATCTAGCGCTAATCCGCTTTCTTCTAGTATTCTAGGTGATGTCATTGTTATACCCTTTTTGATATTAAATATGATACGGTGGAAGTTCCTGCGGATACTATACCATTTATGTCTAAGTTTAACCCAGCACTTTCAAATAATATCTCTTTCTCACCAAAACCTTTTGGTATTAAACCGCCTTCACCAGCAATTGCGGGTGCACCTAAGTCAATCCATACATCTCTGTTACCTTTGTTAATAAAAGTAATACCTATTATATCATTATCTGCTACAACTAATGGCGTATCTGTGGTGCTAACAACTACTGTGCCTTTAACTGTAGATACTGCTTGCCCTAAAAAAGCTGTCATTATTTTATCCCCTTATTAGTGTCCATGATAACTCAATCCCATCTCAACATCTATATTACCAGCATTCATTATTACCCTCATAACAAAATCTCCATCACCTGAAGGTGTATCAATAGCAGCGGGATTCAAAGTTGATGCTAGATTAACGTCCGTTTGAAATGCGGTATCACCAATACTAATATCAGATGTTACTGTTGAATCACTTCTTAATTCCTGACCATTAGGATAAGATGGTCTAGCATAACTCTTACTTTGTCCAGTTTTCTTAGTACCAGATATGTGAGCTATTTCATGAAAATCTCCACCAGTAGCATCTACATTTTCTAGGAAGCCAATAGTAATAATATAATCAGCATTAACATCAGCATCTACTTCAACAAATATATTTTCAAGGTGCAAGTAGTTAGTTCCTACGTGCTTATAATTTGTTGTATCACTTTTATCAATAATAATGAAATCCTGCGATGCAGAAAGTGAAACGTCCATATGTAAAGATACATTACTAGAATGGGCGTGTTGAACTACATCTAAACGACCTTCATTGTTTACTGTTACTGGTGTTCCATCAGCACCAAGTAGTTTGAATATACTGAAACCGCTAAACAATCCTTCACTCATTATAAACCTCCGTCATCTACCCAGTCAGCGGGTATTTCTGTTAAAACATCAAAGGTATATTCTGATAATAGTATTTCATATATTGCAGGGTATCTATCTTGTGGGCTTTCTATATACCATTTACTTTTATCTTTAGCTTTAGCTGGATAATCCCAACGCTCTATAGCTTGCTTACCATCTTTGATTACTATTTTATTATTAACAACTTTATGGCCTTTAGATACTTCTTCACCAGTCATAAGTTCAAATATTCTATCAGTGCAAGACGTACAGATGTTTAATGTGTTAAATACTAATATTGACATTATATCGATACCCCCCACTTATTAGCTAGGTAGCTTTCTACTTGCGCTATTTCATTTGCAGTTAAAACTCTATTGAATGATATAACTTCACAAAATAAACCGTTTAAATGAGATATGTTATTATGCGCTCCTAATTGGTAAGCTGTAGAGCCTACTCCCGTACCACCAGCCGCACTACCATTATCTACCCCATCTACTCTTAAAGTATGAAGGCCTGATGAATTTCTTGTTTCAGAAGCTAAATAGGCTACACCCTCAGCAATAGTAGTTGTACTAGTCAATATAGCACCGCCGTCATAAATAATAAGTTTATTAGTTGCGTTACCGAAAGTAGCAGTAGCAGTTGAGCCACCTTGATAACTTAAAGTGTTGTTCTTAGCAGAATTTAAATCCCTTTGAATAACATGAAATGAAGTCCACTCTAAAGAAGCTATTGTAGCAGTACCGTTCATTAAGTTAGAACTACCATTATAATCTATAGCATTTTTACTATTAACTTTACGTGCTCCTGTTATAGGTTGTTTAGCAGCAGTTCCTTGAAGGGCATGGTTATTGTTACCACTTTTATCGTCCCATTGAGATACAAATTTCCTAGACCTTAAAGTTATATTATCCAGCTTGAAGTTATCATTTATATTTTGGTCAGTGTAGACTCTGATAACACCACTAGTTGCAGTTGCGGTAATCTCAAAGCTATTAGTTTCTGCTGTTGCATTAGTATAAGTTTTATCTGATATAATTCCAAAAGTGAACGCTTTAAATTTATAAAAAGAACCTGCTAATAGAATACCATCAAACTCTAATGTGTAAACTCTACCTATAGTTAAACCTGAAACAGCTAGTTCTGCGTATTGTGACGAGTTTGCATCTTGTGTAGCAATAACATCTAATGAATAGCTACCTGAAATAGGGTCTGTAGCAGAAGCTGATGTACTACCACCATTTAAACCTACCCAAGCACCATCAGTACCACCTTCAAAATCTGACTCGTCACCAGTTATAGAGTCTGTGAATGAAGCTGTTATTGTAGAGGCATCGCTAGCATCAAGCCATAGTTGCGGGGAAAAAGATAAAGGTGAAAATTCTATAGGTGAAAATATAGTACTACTAAAAAGTTTGCTACTAAAAATTTCGCCATTAAAAACTTTACTGCTAAAAACACTTGTCATGTTATACCCCTATGAAATAGCTACACCAGCACTAATGTATAAACCTGTTACAGTCATATCAGTTGTTGTGCCTGTGTTTTGAACTATTGCAATCCAAGCAGGAACAGCATTAAATGCTTTATGTCCACCAACTGCTGTATTTTCAGTATTAAGAGTCATTTGAGATAGTGCTGTTGGCTTGGTTTCACTATCAGAACCATAAACATCAACTGTCCCTGAATTAATCCATAACTTAATAGCATTATATTTTTTAATTTCGCTGATACCAGCTTTTCTATTTGTCGCATATACCTTATCTAAATCTATAGCAGTCATTATTTTTTATCCTTTTTAGTTAGCTTAACATACTTCACTAGATATCCCAGTATATCAAAAATTTGCAAGATATTCAACGTGGAATAAATTACCGTCCCAATCTTTTCTTGATATCCCTAGGGATACCTCTAGTTTTCTCAACCCAATACTCAACCAGCTCGCTCCTTAACTCCCAAGGATTGCACCATTTGCCGAAGGGAATGAACATGGCATAGGTAACAAAGAAGAATATGTGGTAATTGTGCATATCTAAAATGTGCTGGTATTCATGTTCGAGTAGCGCAAGAAAATCTTGGGCGTTTAAATGCTCAGTCTTCTTACGACTAATGTGGATACTAGACCATCTGGCTTTACCACGAATGTTGCCGCGTAAGTCATCGTGGTAAACTATTTTTATCCCATGGAATTTTTTCTGTCCGTACATTTGTTTTTCCCTATGCCTTTATCCCGTAAAGTCTTATTCTTGCACCACTGATGTTACCTGTGTTAAACATCAAACGTATAGAGTCGTAAGCTGCTGCGGCTGTGTTGAGCATACCTCCACCAATATTGCTCTTAGAGTTACCTGCGTCCGAAGTACATGCCATCGTGTAAATTGTATTTTTTGTGTCTTCAAGCCCGTAGACCTTAACTTCACCTGATACCCCGTTGTACGCATTGTTATTGCTGGTTCCGCTGATTCTTGCAGAGGAAGCCCCGTTACTGTTAAACTGCGCAAAAGCTCCAGATGAACTTAGGAAATCAGTTAAGTTATACGTGTAGTTAGCTGTAGTGTACCAAGTAGACCCAGCATCGTCTGAGAACTGCATAGCCAAATAAGCACCAGAAGTTACAGGTACTACATTAATTAGTTCTATCACATAGCTGCTATATAGCGTTCCTGATAGACCAGTAGTAAAATCAGCAGTAGCCGTAGATGATGTTATTGTTTTTTCTTCTATGAGAAACTTAGAGCCAGAAGGCAAATCAGCCAAAGCCAAAGCTCTAAAGCTAGGATTAGCACCAACACCGCCGCCCATTAAAGAAGTGTTAACAGCACCAGAAGTAACCCACTCAGGAACGGCATCAGCACCACCGCTAACGTAAACATCACCTTTACCGCCACTAGTATGTAACTCATGCGAAGTACCTCCAGCGTTGACGATTAGTAGTTTACCAGTATCCGTCGCAGCAATACTTGGGAGATTGACACCCGCAGCGCTCGCAGCAGCGGCGACCTCAGATGCTAGCGCTGCTGCTTCTGAAATCAAGGCGGCAGCAGCACTGGCCGCCGCAGCGATTGCGTTGGCACTAGCGGCCGCTATATCTGTTTTGGCCACAGTAGCTTCAAGTTGGTCTCCAGCAGCATTAAAACTGATA